CGATAGGCTCGGTGACAGATTCCTTTTGCGCCCGCTGGACAAGTTGGATGACTTGCTGATCCCCGACTAGCTTCCTCCATTTGCCCAACTCCGACCGTGCATGTTTGTCCGTCGCGCCGTGCTCTGTGAGGTAGTCGAGACAAGCGCCGAAAATTATCTCGGGCAAACACTTTTCACGATCGCGAGCCGCAGGCTCCCTACGGGAACTCTTATCCTCTCCTATCCTATCAGGCAAGAATGTTCGTGGAACATTCGTGGAATGGGCTTCGGCATTTACCGGATTCGGCGGGTATTTTGGCTTCTGCGGCTTGTCAATCCGCTGGTGATGCCAGCCCGTGACCTCTAAATACTCTTGATTATCAACGGCGTAGATCGTTACCAGACCATTCGCGGAAAGTTCCTCGACCATTCCAAGAACATTCTCGGAAGTAATGTCATCTCCAGGAAGAATCTGCGCTTTGATCTGGCGGGCCTTCAATGGCATACGTCCGGCATCGTCACAGAAATTCCATAGGCCGATGAACAACAGACGGGCATTCGTGGAACACTCCATGACCTGTTCGCTCGACCAGAATTCGGGTTTGATGGACCGAATGCGCGCCATTACTCCAGACCCTCCATGTGGCTATACGCCGCGTTGATCTCCCGGCAGACACCGCAAATCCGGTTGCCCGAGTGATAAGCCGTGAAGGTCTTCCGACACTTCAGGCAGGTCACCTCGCGGGCTTCTCGCTCGTCCAGTGACGAGACGCCGTGCTGATCGTCGTGATAGCGTTCCTTTTTCATCAGACATACACCCGTGGCGTGATGGTGCGAACCAGCGGCGGCACGATGGCTCGTTCTTTCCTGCCTACGTGGATAAAAAGGAAGTCCGGGCCGACCGTCCGTTCCGGCGGCGGTTCGTGGTCCCTGACCGCGTTGACCAGTGACAATATATATGGGTCACGCTGTTCTATAAGTGCGTCAACGACCTCAACAGCGTGCATGATGGTCGTATGGTGACGGCCCAAAAGTCGCCCCACAGCGGGGTAACTCATGTAGTTCAACTGGTACAGCTTCCAGGCGAGAACCTGGCGCTTTCGGGCCAGCTTGCGCTTTTTGACCCACGACAGAATTTCCTCTTCCGACGTGTTCCACGCCGCGCAGCAGCGTTCGAAAATCTCCATATGCTTCATGTCGTCCCCTCTATGTGGCCGAATTTGTCTGTTTCATTACCCCACGCATCCCAACCGTCGCGTGTCTGTCGGGCGAACATTTCGAGGTAAGGACCGTCAACTAAACGCTCAATCCGCTCGTAAATCTCGTCAGGCTTACGGGAGTGCTCGCGGCGCGGCGCGTCAATCCAACGGCGCACGTCCCTACCGATACGTTTGGGATGTCCCCGTGTCGCTAGAAGGCACTGCTCCGGGTTGGCCCGTGTCCAGTAACCCATTCCGATGAACGGCGAGCCATTCCGATTGCGCTTGGTCCAGTAAAAGCCCACGGTCTTAAAAGTGAAGCCCCACGCATCTATGAGCGTCAGCGCCTGCGGCAACATTGGATCGGTCGCCCACATGAACATGCAACAATCGGCTGCGGCCCAATCTGTAACGGAAATGTCCTTGAGGTCGGCCATGGACGCGACTGGGTAATGGCCCGATGCAGAGCGTCCCTCGCCCTTCGCGCTGCGGACCCTGAAATGCCACGGCGGATCAGCCAGGATGGCCCTGTATTTCATCCCCTCCATCCGATAAATTCCTCCGGGCAGCCTTCGTTCATCTGTTTCAACTGCCACTTGAGCGTTTTGACGATTCCCTTCCACTCGTGCTTTTTGATCTGACACGTCCGGTTGGCGGCGGCGCGAATTTCCAGATAAGTTTCCTTGCCGATCTTGGCTTCGATCCACTCGCCGTGCATTACAGGATCGTCGGTAAAACGTCGATGGCAGGATGCACAATGAGCCGCAGCGTTGCGGGAGTCCAGGCGGGTTGCGTTGAACCGCCGTGAAATGTGATGGGAACAGTGCAGCGATGCCTTGCTGTCGCCGTGCCACGACCCGCAGCACTCACACGTCCATTTGGCGCGGGTGCGCACAAGATTTGAAAAGACGGCATCGGCGGCGTTGCGCTTCATAAGGCCTCACAAAAGGGTGGGCGGCGCTGGAAGGGGACACCAGCGCCGCCCATGACGCACTCGACGGCTGGAGGGACCGGAGCGCGTCATTCTGTGAAAAAGTCAGCGGGCGACAGGTCAATGCCTTCTCGCTTCGCCGCTGCCAGAGTCTTTTGGATCGCTCGTGACGGGACGTTATCACGTATCTTCCAATAAGCAACCGTGGATTGCGTGGCCCCGATGGCTTCCGCCCACCGTGCCTGCGTCCCGAATTTTCGGGTAATCATATCGACTACATCTCTCATGCCATCCTTGTACATGGCGGCCAATCATGGGTCAAGACGGAAAAGCCTTTGACATAGCAATGACGCTGTGCCATGTATGGTGCGTCAACACGACGGGACCGCACGACCTTACAGTGCAATCATAGAGGAATGAAAATCATGTTTGAAACAATCGAACCAAAGCGGGGTCATAGAGCGTCTGGCATCAAGGGAATCAAAGTCAGCCGCGACGCGTCTGGTCGAATTAACCTGGCTTTTGGCCGCGACGTGTGCAAGCGCATTGGCTTTGCCGCCGGGGATCGCGTCAACATTCTCTGGGGGTCGGGTACTGACGCTGGGCGGATGAGGGTTGAACTCAGCCCAAAGGGCCAGAACGTGCTTTTCAGTCAACGAGGCAACAAGACGCTTCGGGTCTGCACCAACATTCAGCCCGCATGGATGGAGAAGACGAAGGTGCCAAGCACCAAGGCGCCGATTGCTCAAGAGGCCATCCGTTCAATCACATTCGACCTTCCGCTTGCGATGTTCTCAAGCAAGTCGCTCTCAGCGGTCGCCTAACCCCTTCGCGGCTCGGGGGTTGTACGGGCCGCACAAACCGGAGTAGATTTGGGTTGATGAAGGGGTCAGGTTGCTAGGTGCCTGACCCCAGCCCAAAAGGAGGGGAAATGGACACATTTTATTACGACTTTTGCTTTACCAGCGAGAAGCACCGCGTTTTGGACCTTGAGGGCCGGATTGAGGTCACGGTGTCAAGCTATGGCGAGCCGGCTCGCATTAACTGCCTGCCGGAGCACGCCGACCCCGGATCGCCCGTGGAGTTTGATTTGGGGGATATTGAGGTCATCACCGGACACGAGCGTGATGAAAACGGTCACTTCATCTGGCACTATGCCCCGATGCCCAACGACGATCTGGGCAAGGCGCTGGATCAGATGATCCGCGACGACCTCAAGCACGACGACATCCGCGCCGCCGCGCTGGACAGCCGCTGGGATGACGAAAATTCGGGCAACTTTGACTTTCACGCGGTCGCCATGAAGGCGTTTGGTGGCGTGTCATGAAAACGATTCTCCGCTACGTGGGCGAAGCCCTGACGCTCGCCCTGATCCTTTTCACCCTGTGGGGGCTGCTGCTGTTGGTCCCAGCAATTGAACGAGGCACACCATGAACGAAGACTGGACGCTGTGGGACTGCGACCAACTAAGGTTTTACGCCGACCGATTGCGCCGCGTTTACCATGATGAGGGATATTTGCCTTATCCTGGCGGGGCAAAAGTCAGGGAAGCCCACGCATTCCTTTCGGCGATTGTGGAGGGCATGGATAAGAAGCAGAAGGAACTCGCAGCATGACATTCACGCCAGAACAGGCCGCCGAATTGGAAGCGCCGCTTTCGTCAAACAAGGTCAAAAAACGCAACAAGGCGGGCGTTGAACTCTCATATATCGAGGGCTGGCAGGCAATCGCCGAGGCTAACCGCATCTTCGGGTTCGACGCATGGAACCGTGAGACGGTTCTGTTGGAGCGGTGCGGGGAGCCGCGTGAGGTCCAGGACAAGTGGCGCGTGGCCTATTTGGCAAAGGTTCGGATCACCGTTGGCGACGTTATTCGCGAGGGTGTTGGCTACGGCTCCGGTGTTGCGAAAGACCTTGGCGATGCTTTTGAGTCTGCCATCAAGGAAGCCGAGACGGACGCCATGAAACGGGCGCTGATGACCTTTGGCAACCCCTTTGGCCTTGCCCTCTACGACAAAGACCAAGCCAACGTCACGACGTGGCACGGGCCGCTTGGACGTACCGCACTCAAAGACAAATTCCGCGAGGTGCAGACGGACGTTGAGGCCGTTGAGGATGAAGCCAGCCTTGACGCAATCGTGAAGGCCGCAAAGCCCCTGATTGCGCAGGCGTTGAAAGACCTTCCAATTCTTGTCGATGGTGATGATGGCGACATTCTTGGGCTACGCGGTGCGGTTGAACGCCGCCGTCAGGTCATCCGCGACAATGAAAAGGCCCGCGAGGCTGACCGCATGGGGTTTCAGGCATAGGGGTGTAAGATGGGCAGAGTTAAGGAATGGATGATGGGCGAAGAGGAACGCATTGCGGGTGCTTTGCTTGACCGCTTCCCCGGCACGGACCCAGACGATCTCAACGAAATTGTTGTGTGGCTTGTTTATGGTGAGGAACCCGCATGAGCAGAAAGGATTGGTTCCGCCACTACGAACGGGCGTTGAACGAGATTGAAGACGCATATCCCGCCATGGATCGGGAGTGTGCCGAGACCCTGGCGGCGGGCGTTGCGTCCCAGCGTCAGGTTGACGAGATTGCGGACAGGATCGACCTCGCCCGCATGGAACGAAAGGATCGCGGGTGAAACTTTGTTTGAAACATCAGCGCATGAGAAGTGATGCCGCGAATCATCGAATCACGATTACTCAATTCCGTATTGAGCAAGCGGGACGGAGACGCGGTTGCCCGCAGTGCGAAGACATAAATCGGAAATTGAAGGCGCAGGGGGCGCTTAATCGCGCCGTAAAGAATGGTACGGTCAAACGCCCGGACGTTTGCAGCAAATGCAACCAACCATCACCTAGGGCGATTGAGGGTCATCACACAGACTATGCGAGACCCTTGGATGTGGTCTGGCTGTGCCAACCCTGCCACCGCGACGAACACAACAACCACGAGAAGGAAATGAAATGAGCAGTGTTAACAAGGTCATCTTGATTGGTAACCTCGGGAAAGACCCAGAAATCCGCAAGATGCAGTCAGGCGATTCCGTCGCCAATCTCACTGTCGCCACGTCGGAAACGTGGAAGGACAAGCAGACCGGCGAGAAGAAAGAGAAAGCAGAATTTCACCGCGTCGTCATCTTTGGGAAGACCGCCGAAATCGCGGAACGTTATCTCAAGAAAGGCTCTAAGGTCTATCTTGAGGGCCAGCTTCAGACCCGCAAGTGGCAGGACCAGTCTGGGAATGACAAGTACAGCACCGAAGTTGTGTTGAGCGGGTTCGGTGGGCGTCTCGTCATGCTTGGCGGGAAGTCGGATGGAAGTCAGGACAACAACGATTGGTCGGGCGGTCAGCGGGATAATCAGGGCGATACCGCCATTGACGACGAGATTCCGTTTTAGCCCATGGGAAAGAAGCTGACATTCCTCTGCTCGCAATTCTTCCTCATCCCCACGGGAGAAGATGCGCAAGCGTATCTGACCAAACATTCTGGCGAATTGGTGCAGGGGGAGTTCAAGCAGCCCCGGTCTCTGGAACAGAACGCCTTGCTGTGGGCCGTAGCGGAACAGGTGTATCAGAACCTTCCCCCGCAATGGGAAGGCAAGTGGCCCGACAAATACCGCATGGTCAAGGGGATGCAGCTTTATCTAGGGCTGACCGATGACGTGCTTGTTCCCACGACCCGAGGGGGCGGGACGAAACTTGAACGGTCCCCCACCTCCATCGCGGAAATGACGCATGACGAGGCGACCGCCGCTGTTGATCTGCTTTTGGATGCGATGGGCAAGTTAGTGGAGTTGACCGCTGACGAATTGAAACAGAATGCAGGGCCGATGATCGGCGTAAGGAGAACATCATGAGTGACCCGATAGAGCGGTTGCGGAGCGCCTGTGTAGTGTTGGTTGGATTGACCGCAAGCCCGTGCTTTGCTATAAGGGGGCGGGCATAGCCTACGAAGTCTCCAAGTTGTGGCCGTGCTTTCTTTGGTGGTAGTGTTGGGTTGTTCCATGGCCTGTCGGTTGCTCCAACAACCGGCAGGTCTTTTTTTTAACACGTCACGTCATAGACCGCCAAGAAGTCGTCAGTGACGCAACCTTGCGCGGGACACATTAAATGATTTTTGGGGTAAAAAGTGCCAATCAATCGGAGGGAAGAAATGAACAGCGAATTTAACCCGATCCACGAACCTGGCACCGTTATCGTTGTGACGCGCCATCCGGCGCTGGTGGAATACCTGCGCGAGCAGGAAATTATCTGCGATCACACACCCGTTTTCACGGGTAACGTCACGGCGCACGGTATCGCCGGGTGTCACGTCATCGGGGTGCTCCCGATGCACATGGCCGCACACGCAGCGAGCATCACTGAAGTCACGCTAGACATCCCATACCATAAGCGCGGCCACGAATTGAGCCTGTCAGACATCTATGAGTGCGAACGTGGAATCCACACTTACACCGTCCGCCGCGAAGAGTTCGCGGGCGTCAGGCACGGGCTTATCAACGACGATGATTTGGCGGCTTTGGCGGACCTTCCTGACTTCGCTTTGCTGAAGTTGCGCGAGGCGGTCGCATCTTCCATGAAGCAGTGACTCAACACGTCACGTTATAGACCGCCAGAAAGTCATCAATCCAGCCGTGAGGCTCGCCGGGATCGGGGATCAACTCCACGGGCGGCGGGCCTATCACGCAGAAGGGGTCAGGAACCCCGGTATTTATTGCGCAACCGCTCACGCTTATCAGCATCAAGCCTGCTGCTGTCACGAGACTCAATCGCATCATTGATCGCATCCAATGCCTGTTCGGCGTCATCTGCACGGTGAGCATCCCGTCCCGCACGTTTGCCGTTGACCCAAAAAAAAACGAGGCCGCCCAAAAGAGCGACCCCGAATCCGAGTACAAGCCAGAGTGTCATTGACGCGCCTGCTTGTCCCACGCCGACCATGCGAGGCCAGCCAAGGTGACAATCGCGCCGACGGCAACTTCGACCTCGCCGCTCTCAAGATACCCGTTCGTGACGAGCAAGCCGCCGCCGAAGGTCAGGATGTGGCGGGCAAGGCCAAGGATGGTTTCTTTCGTCATGTCAGTCTCCTTTGGTGATTTCTTCGGCGCGTTCGTAAAATGCGCCCCAAGTTTCATAGTGAGGTTTCCCCGGACGCCAAGCCTCGATATACTGCCCCCATGCTTTCTCCTGCGTCGTAGGAAGGGCCTGGGGCAGCGTCCAGAGCAACAGGCGTGCAAACACGCACGCTAGAACGTCGTTGTGCTGTATGGCCTCGTAAACGGTCGCGTCGGTGTCGAAATAACCCAACTCACGGGTCGCGCTGACGGCATACAGATTGGATGCGCGGTGCCGGAACACTCCCACGACGCCGCCGCCCTTCTCGAACTGCCAGAAACCCCGTGCCGGCCCGCCGATCTGACGGCGATGCTCAAAGCGGGATTCCTGCAAGCCAATGGCAAGCAACATGGCTCGCGCCTCGCGGCTGTCCATCTTTTTGGGCAGGAACGAGAATGCAGCGGGGATAATGTGGTCGTGGATGTAGTCAATCATTCTCGCCCCCAAGGGCGGCATATCCGGCGAGGTCAATCCATGAATCAGCGTGGAAGCCGTGCTTGAGGCGAACCACCTTCAGCGCCACCATGCACAATGCGACCTGACGCGGCGTGACTTCATGCCCGAGGATCACAGACCACATCGCTGCAATGTCGTCGGCGTTGTCGGACCAATCGCCGTAGTCCTTCTGACGGTCCCCGCGTGTGATTTCAGCGGCAGCGGAAAGGATGTCCTCACGCTTCATCAACGTCCCTCATCATCAGGATGGAATACTTGCCGTGGTGTGTTCCCAGGAACGCAGGCTCCTTGTTCGGGCCGGGGGCGATGCGCCATCCCTGCGCCATGTAGACGAGGAACCCGTGGAGGGGAGCGTAGATAAAGTCTTGGATCACGCCGCATCACGGAGCATGTCAATGCCGCAGGTTGTCCGTGCGACCTCTCCATATTCGGAGTGCATCACAATCAGCTTCATGTCCCTGCCTGACAACCACCCGCCGCCCGTTGCGTATGCGTCATTCGCCGCGAGTGTGCGGACCTGTTCAACGATGCACCCGTTGAACTCCTGCCTGCTGTCGTGGTGGTGATGGCCGCGAAAGAAATACCGATGTTTGGTGATGCCCCAATCTTCGGGCCTTTCTGTCGCCATAATGCCCGGAAGGTCGCGGTCCTTGGTTCTGTCGCCATGGACGAAACCCATCAGCGTTTTGCCGTGTCGGATGTAATGCCGAAGGGTTGGCGCGTCGTGGACTTTCACGCGGGGTTCGTTCTCATAGACGTTCGCCAGAAGAACGCCCATAGCCATGCCAAGCACGGGGTCGTGGTTGCCGACCACCGGAACGAAGTGAACCATCTCGTGGTGCGATAACGCCGTGTGGATGCACTGCCGCACCGCTGAAACGCCGATCCGCATGACCCGTTGCAAACGGGTGTCCACGTCCAGAACGTGGCCGTGTCCGGGCGTCATTCCCGCCATGTTGTCGGCGTGGAAGAAATCGCCAAGGTTGGCAATCACGCACTGCCTGGACGACGGCGCTTGAGATACGAGGTAATCAACTGCTCCGCAAAGATCGCGGCGGGCAATGTCAACGTCGAAGTCATCGCCGGATTCCTCCGCCCACGCGTACATCCCGAAATGTGGATCGCCCCATGGAATGACGGTCATCAGGTCGTCGTTGTAGGACTTGTCTTTGGCGGGTCGGGGCTTCAGCTTCGGCAGGGCCTTCGCGGATTCCTTGACGGCATCCAGCGCCATTTCAAGCAGGCGCTCACGGTCGGCGGTGGTCTTGACCCATTCCGCCTTAACCTCGCCGTCTGGCCCGTAAAGGGTCGAACGTCCCTTGATGATGTAGCCGTCAGGCACGGAACCATCCACGTCCGCTCTGCCCACCACACCGCGAGCGGCGCGAAGGCGATTGCGGTACGTCTCGCGGGGGAGGCCCAAAGCATCTGCCGCCGCCGCCTTATTCCCTTGCGGGCATTCCGGTGTCTTGGTCGCCTCGAATGCCTCTAACGCTTCCTGCTTTTCAGCATCACTTAGGCCAGGGTTTGCCACGGGCGGGCCTTCCTATTGCTTATCCAGCAACCAGATGATCAGCGAAAATTGCGCCGAAACAATTGCCAGAATGCCATAAATCATCCACCGACGCAAGGCGGTAACATCCTCGCGTAGCCCGCGCATTTCCTTCCGCGCCTCACTCCACCGCTCGCCGCAGCGGTCCTCATGGCTGTCGATCTTGAGTTCTGCCCGCGATGCAATTTCACGCGCACCGTGGTCAATCACTTGATTCGGAAAGCTCACGCGCCCTGCTCCTGCTTCGGCGCTTCCATCGACCGGGACGCGCACCATTGGCCGTCTTCGTTGTCGAAGAACACCACGAAATCCGTTGACGCAATCGCGGAACGGAAAACGACAACGTAATGCTCTTCGCCGATGTTGTCGGTGAAGGTCGTTTCATCCTCCACGTAGCTTTCCGGGTACGCTGAAAGCATGGTATCCACCACGTCCTGCGGCGTTTCACATGACGCGGAAGCCATGAAAAGTGCGCCGATTGCGGCAATTGCGTTCATTATTTTTCCTTTCGCCAATTTCGGCACGCGATCCGACCTTGCATTTCCTTGGGTTGGGTGGCTCCGTTGCAGGCCGCAAGAAGGACAACCAGCACAATCCACGTATCAGCGATCGCCAAAGCAGATGACATTGACTGCATCGGGGTTAGTGTCCGTGCCGCCCGCGTTGACGGTCTTGATCTGCAATTGGCCCGCCGTGATGCCCGACACACGGGCCACGTTGAAGTTTGCATCCTGAAGCGTGATTGTGCAGGTGTATTGTGCGTTAGTAAAATTCACGTCCCATTCCACGGTGAAGTCGCCCGTGCTGTCGTAGGTGACCGAAGCGACATTCTGGCCCGTCACGGTGCCGATAGCGGAACCTGATACTGCGAAGCGGACGAAAGCCTTGGCCGCGTATGGGGAACGAACGACCTGATCCGCAGTCACCGTGCGAAGAGCGGTTTGCGCTTCCATCTCCGCCGCCGTCGCGTTTTCCTGAACACCGGAAATCGTCGTGGAAGCCACGGGAAGGGCTTCCCACGCCACGTCCGTTCCATCGGAGCCAAGAAACAGGTCAGAGCCACCAACAGGGAGTCGTGCGGCGTCGGCGCTTGAGTCACCGTAGATCAAATCCCCCCGAGTGGTGATGATATCGGCGGGGGACGAGGTGTTGACCGTGGGCGAAAGAAGCTGGAAGTTCGTTCCATCGTAAACGACTTCGACCTTCATTCCGGCCTCTATGTCGCCAGCAGCAAGGTCCGCGTCGTTCTCTTTCTTGATGGTAACGGCACCAAGACTGTCCACGTTCAGGGTCACGGTGCCATCGTTGTCCGTATGCGCGTCGAAGCACATTTTCAAGCCATCGTAATAGCTGGACAGCGTTCGGGTCGCTGATAGCGTCCAGACCGACGAAGACCCGGCGGAGGCAATGACACAAGACTCATCGCCTGACCACCGCGCCACGATGCCCTCAAGCGCCCGTGCGCCATCGTTCACGGCGGCTGGACTCATGTTCTCAGGGAAGCGGTCGGTATTGGATGCGTCAACAGCGTCGAGGCTGTCAATTTCGGCTGCGATGGCAGGAACAGCCAGCAGCGCCATCATCGCGATGATGTAGCGTTTCATGGGAAACCTCATTTCGGGGTGTCGTTTTCGGTGGCGAATCGGGGGAAGTGTCGATAGGGGCGGCGGCGCTGATTGGGATGGTCACTGGCTGAGAAGCCCCCCGACGCCAGCCCCGCCAGCGTTCCCGTGAGACAAAAGCCCGCCCATCGAGGGGGCTGGCGTCGGGGGGGCGGATAGAAGGCCACCGCTCACGGCTGGATTGCGTGGTGGCGGTGTGCGGTCTTTGCTGGATTGGTCTGCGACGTGTAGCGAGATGAGTTCTTCGATGAGCGTTTCCATCAAAGGCGACCCTCTCTTGAGGCCACCCATCTCACTCAGGATTCTGATCCCCTCGGGGTCAGTGAGAACCCTGGCAAGTTCCCCATAATTGCTCATGCGGATACGCCTGCTCCATCCAAACAGTCGATCCAACATCTCGCCAGGACGGGCAATGTTCACGTTACTAAGTGTCTGCGCAGCCGTGCCAGCAAGCGTTGATGCTTCGTCCATATCTTCGGCGCGGAAAATACGGCCAGCAGTCGGGGAACCCTCCGCAGGGTTGGGTGCCATCTTACGGAACAGCGAAAACATTTCTTCGATGCCGTTAACGTACAGGTCCAACTCGGCTGGGGTCATGCCCTGCGCTTCGCCGGACGCACGCAGAATCTCTAACAGTCTCCCGCGCGTGTTCTCGTTGGAAAAGGCGTTCCACATCTCGCGCATGGAATTAGGTTCCGGTGCGCCCGCACGTGCCTTCGATGCCCTCGCCAGTTCTTGCCGCAGAAGTTCACTTGCTACCTGTGGCATGACGGGCTGGTGCGCAGGGTTAACCGCAAGCAGTGCTGCGTCTTCTTTGTTAACGCGGCCCAGAACCGTTCTCAGGTCTGACGGGGAATATCTTTCACCCACCAGAAGCGGCCTGATCTGGTCCCATGTCTCAAGTTTTGCCATCCTGTTGACGGCTTCCAAAGACGCCAAATCCGGCGTTGCCGCGTCTCCAAAGATGGCTTTCACTTCCGGCGACATGGCCTGATAAAGATCATCAGCGGCCTTGAACTGGGGGTCGTCTCGCAGCAGTTCCTTAATTTCCTTGAGGTAGGGCGTGACCACGGCAGATACACCGCTGTCCACACCAGAAACGGACTGCCGCATTCCCGGCGGGACTTTCAGCGCGTCCCTCAATTCCTGATAGCGGTTGTGTACCTGTTCAACCGTGGTGAACGGGTTGCCTGCATTGTCCTTGAATGCGTTTGAAATGGCAGCTAGTGCCGCGCCCTTGACGGTTGAATCACCAACGCGGATTGCCTCATTACCAGCATCGGTGAGAATGTCGAGCAGACCTTGCAGGTCAACCGGCTGCATTCCCGCTGCTGTATATCCAGGCGAGGTTGCGTCAGTTCGTTCGCGTCTCACCCGCGTCTGAGCGTCCTCCGCTCTGGACCTGAGTTGCTCTGTTACCGATGCGCGACCCGGTGCGGGCGCGTCTGGGATAATGTCCTGTACCACGGCTGCACTGTCGTTGGCCCTGCCCTGATAGGCCTCACGAAGCGTTGCGGCACCTTCGCCACCCATCGCAGCAGCATCGCCTTCAAGCTGGCGCAGTTGCGGCGCGACTTCGGCGGGGAATAGCGTTGTTCCGCGCTGTGTTGCAAGCTGCTGATTACGTAAAGCGGCCTCGCGTTCGGCGGCAGGAAGACCTTTAACAATGTCAGATGCAACATTTGTTGCCGGTGTCCTGAACTTCTTGGCGAGAGTCGCGGCACCTAGCGGCGTCAGAAGCGCGCCGAGCAGTTCGCCGTAGGATCGGTCATATCCGAGTTCCTCTGCGACATCTCCAGCGCCTTCGGCTGTGAGGCCCGTCAAAAGCCCCGTCACCAAGGCGGCCACTTTGGGTCCGCCACCGGGGGAGAGCATAGCAGTGCCGAACTCAGTGGCGCTTTCAGCATATCGGCCAGCGGTTGTTTCCGGCTCGCGTGTGATGCCCACATCGTCAAACCATTGGGAGACAGAACCTTCCATGTTGGAATACTGGTCAGCCATTCCCGCAAGGGTACGCGCAAGCCACGGGGCCTCCTCCAGTGTTTGAGCGTCACCCGTAAACAGCCGCGCCCGGTTTCCGCTGAAGTCCGTGTCGTTTTCGCGCAGCAAGTTGACGCCCTGTTCTGCAAGGCTTGTCATCCCGCTCAATGCTTGAGGCAGGCGGATTGTCATATCCTGAACGCCCTGCCCAACGCCGGAGATTGCGGATCGCAGAACGTCCACGTTTCCTTCAACGAGGTTGTCAAAGGGGGATGCCTCTAAGTCAGAAGCATTTGGGATAAGCCCCCGGTTCCGGGCCTCATTCAAATCATTTTGCAGATCAGGAGGCAGGAGGCCGCGCCTTTCTGCCTCAAGCAAATCTTCAAGGCGGTCTGCCATTTACTGTATTCCCAAGCTGCGCATAAGTTCTTCATCGGTCTTGTCAGATGCCGCAACGGGCGGCGCATCAGGTCCACCAAGCGTTGCCGTGAACGCATCAAAGTCGGCCTGCGTCACCCTGCGCCTTCCGCCCGAACCGTCCAGCATCCCGTTGATGACCTTGTCCATGGCCCATTCCAGGCGTTTTAGGTTGTATTGCAAAATTGACCCTGACTGATTGGGGTCAATGCTGCCGTAGGTCGCTGCCAAGAGCGCAAGTTCGCGTTCTGTAACATTGCCCAACGCGCCGCCAGTTTCAGATGCGGCCCGCATCTGGTTCAACGAATCAAACGCGATATTCGCCTCAATGCCAAGGAGCGTTTGGCGCAAGTTGTAGGCGGGTGTGCCTTCAATAAAGGCAGACTTCGCGCCAATAAACCCTACAGCACTTTCATTTTGCGCCAATGCCAATGCTCGCGCAACATCATCCTGCAAGACCATGTACTGAACAGCCTCAGTATTCTCGGCAGTTTCAGCCTTGTCGGCCGCGAGTTCCGCCTCGGCGGCTGCGGCCTGCTGTTCCTGCCATACTGAGCCACCTTCATAAGGAACAGCGATGGGCGCACCGTTCTCACCAATAACAACTTGCCCTGTCTCTGGGTTGGTTTTCCAAACCAGTCCAGGGCCCGGATCACCGTATATCTCTCTGGCGGTAATTTGTGCGGCTTCTTCAGCTTCAATGATGGTTGTGTTACTAGGCCTTCGAGCCTCCGCCAACGCCAATTTATTTTGAAGCTGCAATTCGCTTCCCTCATAGGGGGAGTACCCCTGACTAAGCGCGTCAGCGTGAAGGAGCGGCACAACCTGACCGTCCGGGGTGACATATTCGCCTATCATGCTGTCAGTCAGGGGGTCGGGAGACGCGAATTGCTGCCCGAACAGGCCACTTATAGCCTCTTCGGGCGCGTACTGTGCGAGCGCGGCCAATTCATCCGAAAGTCCGGCCTCACTCAAGATGCCTGGCAACTGCTCCCGCATCTCCATTTGACGCTGATAATCCTGCATCTGCATCTGCTGGTCAAGCGACTGCTGCATCATGGGGCCAGCTTGAGCCAATCCCTGCGCCATGATCCGGCCGTATTGTCCGGGATCGGTCGAGGGAGCGCCCGCCGCCATCATCGTTCCGCCCAGCAGCCCAAGGGACTGCATTCCCGCGTTCATTCGCATGTCTTCCGAATACGGGGAGTTCGTCGGACGATTCAAAAAGTCAAGGATGCCCATTTTAACCTACCAATCCGCCGAGAAGACCAAGACCGCCGCCGATAGCAGCGCCGTAAGGCCCACCGATCATGAACCCTGTCGAAGCACCGGAAGCTGCACCGCCAAGACCCATGGCAAGGCCGTTGCTGTAAAGCGGCTGGTTGACTGCGCCTGTCGTGGTGCCACCATAGTTCCCTCCGATTCTGGCGAGGTAATCATTCAGGAGCATGTCAGGCAGGGTCTCGTTGTAGTTGAACCGCGCAATATCGGAGTCCAACACGCGCTGTGCCTGACTCTGACGCGCCGCGCCGACGTTCCCAAGCTGGGCCATGTCGAAGTAATCATTCGCCGCGAGTTGGGGTGCAAGCTGTGCCGCGCCCATCTGTCGATTGCGCTCGTTCTCGTAGTTCGAGAAGGCATAGGGTGAAATCGCATCACCAATGCCACGACCAAGGCTTTCAGCATATCCCGCAGAAGGCCCACGGTTGCCCGCATTGTAGATCGAATCCACCCGCTGGCGCACGTCACCCGATACGGTGTCAACAAGGTTCTGAAACGCGGGGTTGCCCTGATTGAGATAGTTGCCCTGCAACGTATCAAGCACGGTGTTCTGTGCCGCAAAGTTCAACGGGCTTCCCATCAGCGCCCGGTTTTCCGCTGCGTTCAGCGCCATTTCTGTCTGGGGCGCAAACGGCGTGACCGTCGATTCCGGGAAATAAGCAGGACCGCCGCTGTTGTAACGGTTCTGGGCCTCGCTAAAAATGTCTTTAAGGTACGGGGCCTGCTCTGACCACGGCTCCGCTACCTGCGTCTTCGTGGTCTGCTGCGTTCCACTCTGTCCACCGCCA